GTGTCAAAAATACCAAGTCGGCCAAGCGAGAGAAGCTGATCGGGTGTCTCAAACGGAGTTCCAGAAGCCATCAGTACTCGACCGGCTTTCTGTGAAATCTCATTCATTAGGATCGACCAGGCACGGCTCTTACCTTCTTGAATTGCTTTATGCAGGTTTCGTCCGGAATGCTGTTCGTCAAAAATAACAACTGTCTTTGCATCCACTAACGGAAGAATCTTTTCCAAGTACTGCGAAGTGTAAGTGGAGACAACAACTTTTCCTGGCACATTCTCAATCGGAAGACCGCGACCACTCTCACCCTTACCTCCACGAGCCGCAATCGGAACGCCCATCAATCCGGCATCCTTCTCAATCGAACCGCCGATTGTGTTGAGATCCCAGTTCGGAGTAACGGCATCGGGAGCCGTCAAATAAAATACATTAAATCCTTTGTTGAGATAGTATTTGGCCGCCGCCAACAATACTCGGGTCTTGCCAGTTCCGGGACCATTAGCCAAGTAAAAAGCCTTATGCTTGGAGCTTTCCATCGTGGTGATGGCCGCCGCCGCATCTTGCTTTTGCTCTGGAGATAAGAGGCTAGTAGTTTCCGATCCGATCGGATCTAGAACTTTCTCGCTGTAAGGTTTGCCTAGCTGGTTGCGGGATTCGACGAAGGACTTGGGGAGGGGGACGCCACGAGCGCGTTCAGCTCCAGGTCTCCCGACTCCGGTTGCCCCACCTGCAACAGCTCGTCCCACTTCTTCCCGCTTAACGGGAACGGTTTCTTGAGAAACTCGCTTTGTGGTGGCAGCACGTTTGGCTTCGATTTCCGCGAGCTTCTGGCGAGCTTCCTCACGTCGATCATCGGCTGTTTTGGCTTTTGGCTTGGGGGTTGGTTTAGTTGTTGGTTCTTCATATGTTCCTTCCTCGTTGGTGGTAATTCCGCTATCGGCCAGAATCTGGTCGTTGACCTTTAGCAGATTTGATCTGAAGGTGGCGGCAATATTATTCTTTGCCGGTCCTTCTTCCATTGTTTGAGAAGCCAAATAAGGCTCCGCAAGTTTGTTTAATTTGTCGACATAGTCATCGGACTGAGCTTTGGAAATGTTTCCGTCATCGAGGGCAGTCTTAAGATTGCTATCGACCGCTTCAGCTAGTTCAGTGATGCCTTCAGGAGAAAGTTTAGACTCAACTACGGAATCCATATATCCTTCAAAAGCCCGAAGAATATTAACGGAGCGGGTGCTTTGGGTTTGTTCGAGCAATGCTTTGGCGGAGGCAAGCTCTACGTCGTCAAAGAAATCATCGGCCTGTAGTTTTCGGAAGCGTTCAATTGCTGGCTGGATTTGTTTGGCAGTTAGACTTCCCTCTCGGACGATTCCTTCTGGTTCCACGACCTCTCGAACCGGAAGAGTTCCAGCTTCCTGGTTCTTGCGGTATTCAGCCTGTAACGCGGAAACAAACTTCTGCTGAACCGCTGGCTTCAATGCATTGATGTTTTCGACGGTAGTTCCAATCTTCGCGGCATCTTGAGCTGTAGCTCCTTTACCGGAAGTCACGGAGTCAAACGCAAGTCTCTCGGCTTCAGTTCCTAGCGATTGCCTAAAAGGTGCTTGAAGATTCTGGGCAAGAATGGAAAGAGCTTCCTGCCTCTGGGCTGGCGAAGGAACGTCAGAAGGATTGGCAACTTGGTTATCCACTTCTGTTGCATCGATCTGGTCGAGGGCTTCATTGATCGCTCCGGCGACGGCGGGGTTGATTCCTTGTTCCTCGGCCAGCGTGTCAGCATCGACTGCATTAACACGAAGACCGGGAGTCTCAAGGCTAACGGCCGCACCAAGACCAACTCCAGCACGCATCCGAGGAACAGCCCTACGGATAAAGTCCCGAAGTCGGCTATTAAAAATTGTGCTTAAGGAAAGATTATTCTTGCCTTGTCTGAGTTCATATAAAAAGCTGTTGATGGTCGCGGCAGATACTTCATCTGCAATATTATATTTTTGATATCCACCTAGCGACTTGCTCTGCAAATAAGATCTCTTACGGTTAACGTAAGCCATAACGGTTTCTGCTGGAGTCATTATGTTGCGACCGTTCTCGTCGATCGCGCCAAGACTTTGGAGCAACTCGATTGTGGCAGGATTCTTTAAATTAAATACTGCTCCAAGTGCTTCCTTTGAATTCTCTCTAGGATCTGGCTCTAGCTTTTGATACTTTTGGAAAGACTCGCTTTCGGGGTTGTTGATCGGAAGAACGATATCGGGACGGGCTTCCAATTCGGGGGCCAGCTTTCCGGTTCTGGCTTCTTTCGTAGCTTCGTTCTCAAATTGCTGAACTAGTTTAGATACCGATTCTTCGCCACGCACTAAACGAGCAGCCTGTCCCTCAACCTGCATTGCCTGAAGCCTTGCAAGCTGTTCCTGCATGGCAACGGCTTCATCAGCTGGAGCTTCCTTTATTTTATTTTCGAGAACATTGATTTGATCTTGAAGTCTTTTCGCATTGATCTCTGCTGGTTTCTCCTGATCAATCAGCTCTTGGCTTTTAGCCAGTTGGCTTTCCAAGGCGACTTCATAATCGGTTGGGCCAAGATATTTTCTGGCAACTTCTTCGATAGCATCATCTGTTCCAGCTTTCTCCAGCTCGGAATTCATTTGGTCAATCTCGTCAGTCTCAAGACCAATCTCTTCCGCACGCAGAATGAACTGATCTTTTAACTCTTGCTTAAATTCAATCGCAGGAATCCCGTTCATCCAATTGCCAGCGTCAGTTTTTACATTCGTTACAGAATAGGTTTTTCCGTCTTCGGACAATTCACCAATTACGCGACCCTGACTCTCAAGCCATTGAATCTTCGAAGCATTCTCTGGTGTATTAGAAAGGTTAATGGTCGTAGCACCTTTCTCAAAAACACCAATCAACTCATTGAGTGCAGAAAGCTTTTCTTCTTCAGTTTCGGGGGCTCTGGTTTCAATCGTCGCTGGCGTACCGATCTGCCCCTCTGCTTTTGAAATCTCCTGTGTCAGCATGGATTCAACGGCTCCTTGCTTCGCAGATTCTACCGCTTCGTCTGCTACCTTTTTTGTTTCGGGGGTGGTTACCGTATCAAGGGAGGAACGAACATTGACAGCATCAAAAAGAGATTGAGCCTTTGGTGAGGTTAAGGATTGACGAAGTTGGGCTAGTTGTTCCGCCTTCTGTTGGTCATTAAGATTTGGATCAACTTTAATGCTTGATACTGTTTGCTCTAAAGATTTTGCAAATCGATCGTCCGCTAATTTATATATCTTGGCTCGACGATTTGCGATAGACGCTGCCCCTACAACTCCAGGGATTGCCATTCCAAGTCCAATACCTCCCGATACGGCCAAGTTCTGGAGCAAAGGCTCAACGGGATCTTGCCCACGAAGAATGGCTTCAATTTCTTCTGATGCCGTTTCCCCAAGGGTAGTTCCAACTACCTTCCCCGTGCTACCAACTAAAGGCGCGAGGGCTGGGATTTTTGTAGCCAAGGCTTTTGCAGCTGCATGATTAGCTATGGCATTATCGATCGAGTTTTCTAATTTGTTTCCAGCCCCTTCGGCCAAACCCAAAACAGCACTCTCGCTAAATATAGAAGATAAACGCTGGGGGATAGATAGATTCCTAGGATCTCCCTCAAAGGATTGAGAAGATCCGATAGTGGCATAAGTTGCTCCCCTAGAAAGAACATTTGGAACTTTAATTGATTGGTCGGCAATTTTACTGGCTTTGCCCAAAAGTTTAGTAGCTCCAGCACCAACTCCAATAAACGACCCAACCGATCCAATCGCCGCTCCGGCCAAAGTTCCGGTCATGTAATCTTTTTGAATTGTATTGTTGATCGCGTTGGAAAGGGCGGCTCGACGCGCAACCTGATCGGGATCGTTCTCGTCAACTATAATGTCACCGAGAGAAACGAAAGGTAGGAAGGCATCACCAGATTGAATTGCAAAGTTCCGCAAGCTGGCCGTACCCAATTTTTTAGAGCGATCGCTCTCGAGATCCCGAAGATAGTTCTCGGCCATCGCCAAATTCATTCCAACCTTGGCTGTTAGAGGTCCTTTGCCAAAAGCCATCGCTGGCTTTTCGTCTTTTGGAACGATTGATTTCCCGCTGGTTAGTTCGTCCTCATAAAAATTCCCAAGCTCCAGAGCTTTGGCTGCCTGCGCTGGGTCGTTGATTGTTCCCACATAGTTTCGGGCGGCAAAACTTTTCTGCGTTGCTTCGGCTTCCTCATTTGTAATTCCAAGACCACCCTGTAAGTAAGCCCCCATGGTCTTACCAACTCCTAGGAGTGCGAGCTTGGTCAGTTCTCCCCAGTCACCTTTTTTCTCTGCATCTAAAATCTTTTGGCTAGACTCAAGCGAATATTTACGGACGTTATCTTGTACGTCTTGCCACGCTTGGGTGTTGAATGGAAGTTTCTTTTCTTTGAGTCGAGTAGCCAGACCACCGATAAGATCGGTTGACTGCGGGTCATCGCGCAAAGAAATAAGATTTTGAGCTTGAGCAAGATTTGGAGATGGGGCTGAAAATAGGGAGTTAATCTCCTGTTCAGGGGTAACTCCAGAAGGAGCGAACAAGGAGTCAATAGCTTGTTGCTCACCCTCGGGGAGACTCGCTATATCAAGCTCTGTCTCAGGGTTAAGTGGATCCGCCATGGCTGGTATAATTCAAGGGATTATTCAGCCGTTCGTCAACGAATTTGTCCAGTATCTTGAGCTCCGGGTGTTGCGATCATTCCGGGTATTTCATATCCCCTGCTCTTTAAGGTAGATAAAATATCGACGGCTTTCCTCCCGTTAAATACCGCATTGGGATCTTTGCGGTAGGCTTCAACGATTATAGCGATGGTTGCTGGCGAGATCTGAGCCTGTTGCTTTGGGGCCGTTGGGATTGTAACTGTGCCGGGCTGGCCGACGTCAAACGTGCTACCCGAACGGAAAGGAAGCGGGGCCGTCTGAGCCGTCGACTTACCTTTTTCGTCCGGTTTAGTTGGTGGCATGGGCGGAACATTTGCCTGCTGAGTCTGGAACTGACGGATCATTGGAACCTGCCCCAATAGGAAGTTAGGCGACGTAACTTCATCTTCCCACTTCTTCATCCTGTCTCTGGCTGATTTTGTAATCAACCCAGTCTCTGGATCGATTGTTGCGTTATATCCCTCCACCGGAGTTAGATCGGGGATTGGATAAGTGAATGTTCTGTAAACTTCTCCGGTTACTGGATCAGTTCTGGTGACAGCCAATCCAGGATTTTGGTTAATAAGATTTTGAGATATAGTGGAAAATCTATTATCGAAACTTCTAAGTTCATCAATAGACTTGGCTTTATTGTAGGCAAACATCAAACCCTGAAGAGCGTCTTCGGAGTAATCGGGACTTTTGACCAGGTCGTCATACTTCTTTTGCCACTCTGGTTCTAGCCGTGTTTTTTGGGCTGCCATTGAACGAAAAGATTCTTTAAGAGAACCAATTTCAGACTGTTTGTACTTATTTAATTTATCCACTGCTCCGGCGTAGCTTTTTGAAAAAGCATCGTTGACTCGTGGGTCTGTGTTATTCAGATCTAAAAACTGTTCCCGCAGGGCATCGGCCTGCGCTAAGTATTGTTCTGGATTAAGTTTTGCTGGATCGAGAGAAGCAAATTGACCGATAAATCCTCGTGCCGGAGTTGCCGTTTTTAAATTACGATCCGCTTCCTCTAGCTTTCTGTTGGCTTCCAATCCAGCATGAACATTCTGCGTAATTGAAACACGTTGCATACGATCGAGGTTGGATTGGCCAATCTCGTCCAGTACTCTGTTTACTTCGATAGGATCTCCTTTTAAAGCAGCTATCCGGTACTTCTGTTCTAAAGCGGCAGCAGTTTTATCTCGGGCCTCGGCGTCTCTTTCAACTTGCAAACGGCGCTCTTCTTTTTGTCGGTCAAGATCAAATTTTCCGTAGGCCAGATCATTCTCGATCTGTCTCTGCGAAAGCTGGGAGTTAAGTTGAGCCGCTTGTCGCATATTGTCAATGTTAGCCGCCTCAATTCTTTGAGCATCGAGATTGGCTTGTCTTGCTTGATTATCCCTTTGAGCTGCAAGCTGTGCGTATCCTAATCCAATTTGAGCTGCGGCTTGTTGTTCTTGTTGGAACAACTGCTGTTTTTTAAGATAGTCTTCGCGGACATCACCAATGATGCCACGGACCTGGCTTACGTAATCGGGAGCGTTAGGTGAGAGGGCCATTGCTTATCCTACTATTCCAAAAGGTGTTTGTTTTTGGCCGGGGGCAAGAGGTCTAGTTGTGACTCTTGAACCCGGTTGATAACCAACATAAGAACCAGTCTTAATATCAAACTGACCGGGCAGCGCTTGAGTCTGATATGCATTGAGCAAGTTCTGATTGGCAATCTGCTGGTTGACGGAAGCTTGGTTGGCTGCCGTATCGAATACACTGCCGACCGCAATCGGAGCCATAGCCTGCATTGCTTGCTGTGCCAACATGGAGGACTTGCTCAATAGATCTGCTCCCTGCTGTTGAACTTGCAATGATCCCAATCCTAAATCACGAGCCAAGATATTGCGCCCAATTCCAGACCTACCGCCAAGACCAGAGCTGAAACCAAGAGCCGCAGCTCCACGTCCAATTTGACTGGCCATATCACGGGAAAGTTGTCCAGTAGCCATCGTAGCTCCGGCCTGCGATAAAGCTCTGGCTCCAGCTTCAGTTTGAGGGGCAAATTGCCTGTACTGTTCGGCAAAGGGTTTGTTAGCCTCCATGGCTCTTTTACCCATCTCTTCATAATTCAGATTTAATTCTGTTAACGTTGGAGCTGGTCCCAAATAAAACTCTAAAGGTGCGGGTTGTCCCATAGAAATTGCTCCTCCGCCACCGCCACTAAATCCGCCACCCCCACTTCTCGGTACGCTTCCCCCGTTTGAAAGTCCTTGTTCCCGCCTTAAGGCGTTTGATAAACCATATGAACCGCTTAAGCCTCCTCCAAATGCATCGCTGGCCGCACTGGCCCGCGATTGCCAATCGTTCCATGATTCATTTGGAAGACGTTGAATTTGACCGTAACTCATGGACCCAGGAGTAAGCGATTCTCTCACACTTTGGGCGGCCATATAGTTATTCCAAGCGGCTTTGCCTTCTGGGGTGTTATAATTGCTTGCATTTGTAGAAGGTCTCCCAAATTGGCTAAGATCCATTCCGCCTGTAAAATAATTGGAGACACTGCCTGAACCCATTGGTCTGGTTGTAACAGATCCCCCAGAAGATCCCCCGGAAAACCCTTGAGCAGCATTCGCAAAAATTGAACTATAATCGGTCGCCATAATTATGCCATTGCGGGGACTTCACCCATCGCAAATGCCTCCATTTGAATCTGGGGTCTGCCAATGTTAGCTCCCTCGACCTCTTTGAGTTCTTCACGCAAGAGTTCGACAGCCTTCTCCTCATACTTCATGGCTTCATCCAGGTTATTGTTTTCTTCTTTTTCAATGGCAATCGCCATCATCTTTAAAGCTCCAAGGTTGGTCACGATCAAATCGTCATCATCGGTAACTACGGGAATAAACTTACGCTTTGCAAGTACGGTCACGTTAGCACCATCTTCTCTTTCATGACCAGGAATTGCATACCGTCTATACTGGGGCAACGTCTCGTCGGGCGCAAGTATGGCGATGCAGTATTCAGCACCCGTAGTAGGATCGACTGCATAGACGCGGACCCAACCTTTCGTTGCAGTTTTGTTTATGGCATCGATGGATCGGAAAGCATTGACTGTGGTGCGCGGGAGTTCTGTCAAAACGACGGGATTAGGCCATTCCTCTAGCCAAGGATACGCTTGGCTCGCGGATGCGCTTATCACCACTTGGAAACTTTGGTCTGGGGACAATATTTGCCACTCATTTCCGTTGCTGTTAAGGATATAACCCAGATAACTTTTATACGCCGGTTTAGAATTGGTGGTTGTGTACCAGCCGTAAACTCCGTTCGCATCTGTCTCTAGTGTGGTTCCGGGAATACCAGAAACTAACACGCTGGAATTCCCCGACCCAGCGCTCAGGTTCAAACGCTCGCCGTCGATGTAGACTCCGTTTTCCTGAGTCTGGACTCGGTTGTTGTAGGAATCAGATCCGCGAAACAAAATAGTAGAGGTGGCGTCTTCGATTAAGTCGGTATAAACGCGAATGTACTTCTGCGAATCTAACGGACGGAAAGACGGAACGAAACCGCGGTCTTGTAATTGTCTCCAAGCCCCGGCAGGAGAAGTTCCGGGGCCGTTGGCCATGAACTCATACCACTGGTTATAAACTTGAGCGGGTGCGCCATCGTAGTTGTACCCGAGAATAGATTCAAATTCGCGGGGTAATGTGATGCAACCACCATAAACGCAAACGGAATATCGTCCGTAAGTTCCTGCGTACAATCCTTTATTGAGCAAACGTTCCTGTGCTTCATTGGTGCGGGCAAGCAGCTGGGGATTATCCGCGCACATCCCATTCTGGGTAACGCGAGCCAGTTGTTCTTTAACCGATCCGTAGGTACGACGGATCATTCGTAGTACCCCACGTAAACTTTATACTGCGCGTTTGCTGGGGGTACTGGAGTTGAAGGGGTTAATTTAGTAATCCCATTAACCACGTAGGCGGTGTTGCCCACTCCCCACGGGGATGCAATAACGGCGTTCGCATCTGTTAGAATAAGATCTCCAAAAGCAAAGGGGGTAAACTCTTCCCAAGACCCGGCGTTGTAGAGTTTGATCGACTGAGGTGCTCCCGAAATCCCAGCCTGAGTCTGAAACCAAACCTTATCGTTGTCCTCTGACTGTGGAGTAGCCGCTGATACAACAACAGAGGTTAGTGTTGAGTTTGAAGAAACCGACAAATAAGACTGCAACAATTGCAATAAACCTTGCACATTGGCGGGGTATCCTGTATTGGCTGGTAGGGTCGCCGCGGTTATCGAATATACAGCCATAGCTTATTTAGATTAACGACTTATACTTTTGTGTCAACTCTTAGAAGACCAATACCCCACATACCTCTTATACTTTAAACCTTCTGGGGGGGTTGGGGAGAAGGGGGGCGCATAAGTAGGTAGACCAGTATCCCCAAACGCATAGGTAAAACCGGCCTCGCCCCATGGAGATACAATAGTAGAGGTAGAGGCTACAAGAACCATATCCCCCTGACTCAATTGGGCAAACTCTTTCCATTGACCATTAACGTATAGTCTAGCTACTTTTGGAAGTCCTTGTGATGTAGTCTGAAACCACAATTGACTCGATGCATCAGCGGGCAAGGCTTCGTCTGAAATAGCATATTCTGCGGGGTTCCCATCTATCTCAACTCTAGAATACGAAGCAACCAGATTTATTAACTCCTGTACCGTCGGTGGGTAACAAGTATTGTCTGGTAATGTGGTTACGGTAATTGGATTTTCGTTCATAATTTAGATTAAAGTATTATGGTTTCCAAGCAAGAACTTTCCACGTTTTAGTTTCTCCTCCTTCGCATACTTCTAGATCTTGCGGTTCGTATAATTTAGAATCATCCCCATTAAAAATCTTAGCCCCCTTTCTATATTCTGTTGTACCTACATATGCTTTATCTTTTCGTAAAGCACAGCCATCTGCGCTTCCAGCATTGCCAATTTCTAATCCCACGGAAGGATTGGCATTTATTTCCCATTGTTTTCCGCCAAGATCTTTCCCGCGAAGTGTTGCGCCACCGCCGTGGAATAAACCAGAATTTGAGCTGGTAGCTGCACTATCAAACCAATCAATTGTCCCAGGCTGACCTCCCCTACAATCTCTACAAGAGGAGGGAGCCGCATATGTTTTAAGAAGTGCATTTTCTGGACTACTGGCGGTCGGCGGTACGCATTTATCACAAAAATTACTGCTCGCTCCAGGTGGGGATGGAGCTGGAGCTGGGGGCACGGGGTTCGGAGTTGGGTTTTCGGGGTTACTCCCGGGAGGGGGTTCTGGGTCGGGGGGTGTAACTGTCGGGGCATCTAAAACCGGGCCAAACTGTTGAACTGCTACCACAGTATTAAATCCAGGAAGTATCAAAACAGAAACTGTTCCCCCGCCAAAGCCGGGGAGTCCGGTCGGTAGAGGATTACCTACAAACTCAATTCTCTCCGCCATAGATTAACACTCCCCAAGATCGCTGATATCTTTTCTGGAGGCATGGAGTCTGAACAAAGCTAGCTTTGCATGACCAACCCAAGACATTTTTGGTTGAAACAAATAACCGAAACGGGCCTTTCTTCCAACACCCGTTACGCAGGAGTCTGAAGGCTTGACGGTTCGCACGTTGTAATATCCAAGAGCTAATTCCAGCGGGGCGCAGCCGGTGAAGGAATCTGTTTCTGTTTCATAGCTAATCGTGCCAGTTTGAACGGGAAGGAATGTTGGGTAATAATCTGGGGCAAATTCAAAATTCCATGACACATCTCCGTAAATCTCTGAAAAACTTAAATCAGCTCGGACGAGTTCTTTAATTTCGAACGGTGATTCAAAGGACATTCTGCGAAACTCTACATAAGAAGATATGGGGAGATTTAAAGTCCCTTCGCCGTCTGGTACAGTATCAAAATAATCATCTGTGGTGATCTCATACAAAGCGTTATTGCCGTCAGATCCGCAAACAATAGCAAAGCATCTTTTGTCGCCGTCAAAAACTCCCTGAACTAATTTAGATACTTGTAACCCAGTCCACTCTCCGTCGTACACAGGCGGGAAATTTCCTTGGTATACTCCGGGGTTAAAATCCTGGCTTACCAATTTTGTAAAGACAACGTTAAAAGCGGTTGGGTCCCCAAAAACTTTTTGAATTTTTGGAGCACAACCATAAAGTGCTCGGTAATCAAAATATACAGCCGGGGCAAAACGAATCCAACGTGCAGTATCGTAGTTAACAACTCGATCGGCCTCAACGCTATCCACTAATGTAACGTTTGCACTTTTTGTGAACTGAACAGTTTGAACGAAAGATCTGACTCCGTCTAAGGATCTAAAATAAACGTCATTATTTGTGATGACCATTGAGTCCGGGGACTCTGCCCCACCACCAATAAAAATTTTTCTTTGCATTCCTTGAGTTTGTTGCCAAAGAGTTCGATCAAAAACATTTGACCGAATCGCACCTACTTGCTCTCTTGTGAAAACGATTAAATCTCCTTGACCGGTGGAAGTATCAGATCCCGGCAGGAATGCTAATCCGGTAATATCGGAATCGAAGGCAAAACTCCCCCCACCAGATATATATTGAATTTCGGAGAATCGAACTTCGGCTCCAGCGTAACTTCCGGCCAAATCGCCAGCAAATAATTGATTGCCTCTTGCCACCCACAACCGTCCGTTTCCAAAAGCCATGACTGTTCCAACTGGGATGGATACATTTGCTTGCAACGGTCCAGGGGGGAAAAACTTTACGGTGGCCAAAGCCGTAAGAGTACAATTCTTGCTCAGAGTAATTTCTGTAGAGGTGTCGACAGATACTATTACAGTATTCGGAGGAACTCCCCTTGCGGCCTGCATTAACATCCCCGGAAACAATCCGGCAGTTGAAGAGACGTTAACCCTTGGGTTATTAGCCCCCATAGTTACTTGTAATTCTACGTAGGAACTTATTTCTTCTAATATTCTTTCCGAGCGATAAGAGGTTGATCCAGTATAAACAATCGGAGAACTAACCCCATCTTGCACCACTAAAAAATTATTTGCGGCTGCGAAGGAAGCTTGTCGAGAAATATAATTATTCGTTTCCCCCACGGGAGCTGCGGGAGTGACATCAAGAACTGGAGCTGACGCGTCAACTGGTTGAACGCTATACAGTCTTCCATTAATTAATGTGACCAACTCATCCACGGACGGGTTCTTAAAATAAGAAGCCCCTTGAATTACCCCGTTAGGTAGAGCCTTTACAAACTTAAAACCGGGTCGAGACCGTGGGTAACCACCCCGTATACTTACATTTTCTCCCCAAGAGAATTGATTCGGGGGTAACAGCGCTGGATCAACGCTAGAATTAGCTCCGCCAATGAAGGATTCAATTCCTTCAACTAGCCGATTTGGATCTTTGATCATGACGCTACAGCGCGTATGACAAGATAGTTAAGAGTAACTGAATTAGTAAACCCGGTATTAGTTCCAGAAGCATCCGTATTTGTATAAGTAACTGTTACTGTATCAACTGCTGTAACCTTGCAAACAAAAACAATATCCGTTGTAAAATTGGTAGTTCCCGGAATAGTAGTATAAGACCCAATAACAAAATCTCCAACTAAACAACCTGTAACCGTATCGGTAAACGTATTTGATAAGTTAGCTGTCAACCCGCTTACTGGACCAGTAAGAGTATGGGCGGAACCGTTTGCAAAATAAAAACCGTTTAGTTTTGCAGCTCCAGAACCGGTTGATACTCTATAATCTGAAGCTCTAACAGATCCGACTACTTGCAATTCTGTGGTTGGGCTAGATGTGTTAATACCAACAAAATCACTCGCTGTATCTACTTTAAGTACTGCCCCACCAACCGAAAGATTTCCAGTAACATCCAAAGATGCGAGCGTAGAATTTCCAATAACGCCAAGAGTTGTGCCTATAGAAGCAGCTCCACTTAGATTGAGGGATGCTGCCGCAATAGATGAACAATTAGTTACTCCCGTGACAGTTAAAATTCCACTTATCGCTGAATCCCCAACAACATCTAAAGCAGTAGTTGGGGTTGATTTATTGATCCCAACAAAAGTTCCAGTTGAATTAACTTTTAAAACATTCGATCCAACAGTAACATCTCCAGTAACAGCTAAAGTTTGGCTAATCGCTGTAGCCCCGACTACATCAAGCGCAACTGTTGGAGTCGTTTTAAAAATACCGACTCCGTTGAATGGGGCATTAGTACTTAAAACTGTAATAGGTCTGGTGCTATTTGTACCGTAAACCTGGAAAGATGGGTTAGCCGCAACCCCTCCCGGGTTAACCAAAAGAGTATTCATTTCGGCGGCGCCATCTACGTCTAATAGTTTAGATGGGGTATTTGTACCTATACCGACAAAATCTGCGCTGGCGTCTACAAAGAAAGTATCGGAAACATTTTTAGTTTTAATCAAAAAATCTCCTGCTGTTCCAGTTCCAGATTGTTCAGAATTAAATGTAGCTCCTCTGGTAAATTCAGCATCAGATGGAGTTGCAACGGATCCTACTTTAAATGATCCATCTACATGCAGAGTAGTTTCTGGTGCGTTAATCGATACCCCAACTCTTCCATTTGTTCCGCCATTCGCATCGCAAAATAACAAATGTGTGTCCCCGTCACCCTCAACTCTAAAATCAGAATTGTTTCCACTTTCGTTAATGGTTACTGGACCGTCTAAGCTAGAAACACCACCAGTAGTTACGGTTAAAGAAGCCAAAGGAGCTGAGTAAACAGCAGAAGCAGATGGAGATACCTGCCGGCCGCCAGTAACTGTGTCTCCGACTGAAATTCCATCTGTGCTAATCAGGTTAGCTGTTACTGAAGAAAATGGATCTCCACCTAATGACGCTACTGTATAGAATCCAGCTTCAGAAATATAGACAGTTTGCCCAACGGAAATCCATCGGTTGTCCGCAACCGAAAAAGTGACGGGAGACCCAACGGATGGTTGCTGAAAATCCTCGCTTGTCGTGGTAAAAGCATTGATTCCATTGGTACCGTTCGTTCCGTTAATACCAGCAAGACCCTGAGGCCCCTGGACTCCGGCTTCTCCAACAACAAGTGTATTACAATCGCAGCTCATTTAGTTCTCCTTTATTCGTTGTAGTACGGAATTTGATAGTTGGTCGTGCCAATACGAATTCGAATATATCCAACTGGAAGCGCTGTAAGGGCAGTTGCTCCTCCGTTTGCCCCAATGGTTGTTTTGGTTGCGAGGGTAGAGGCAAAGGCAATTTGCCCATCGACTGTTGCGATAGCTCCAGATCCAATCGCAATAGAATTAGCCCTCGTTCCTGCGTCAACATCCGAGCTAGCACCGATGCAAATGTTATTTGACCCAGTGGTTATAGCGTCCCCAGCTTGAAATCCTAAAGCAACATTGCTAGCCCCAGTTGTGTTTGCGGAAAGGGCGCTTGTACCAGTAGCTGTGTTGCTAGCCCCAGTTGTGTTTGCGGCGAGGGCGCTTGCTCCAATAGCTGTGTTGTAAAACGCAGTTGTGTTTGCATAGAGGGCGTTTATTCCGGTGGCTGTGTTGCTTCCTCCAGTTGTGTTTGCATAGAGGGCGTTAAATCCGGAGGCTGTGTTGCCGGTTCCAGTTGTGTTTGTTTTAAGGGCTCTATAGCCAATAGCTGTGTTGCTACTTGCAGTATTTGAATAGAGGGCTTCAAATCCAGAAGCGGTATTGTTATTTCCAGTTGTGTTTGTTTGGAGTGCGCTTACTCCGGAGGCTGTGTTGCTGGTCCCAGTTGTGTTTGAGGTGAGGGCTTGGTAACCAGTAGCCGTGTTGTTGCTGGCAGTTGTGTTTGCTTGGAGGGCTTGATACCCACTAGCTGTATTTTGGGTTCCAGTTGTGTTAGCTCCAAGAGCGGACACTCCAGAAGCCGTGTTGTTTGCTCCAGTTGTATTATTGTAAAGGGCGCAATACCCAACGGCAATATTGTTGTTTCCCGTAGTATTAAGAGCGAGGGCTTGGTAACCAGAAGCGGTATTGTTTACCCCGATTGTATTGGAGCTAAGAGCGGACCCACCAATAGCAGTATTCTGGGTCCCGGTTGTATTTGCTGTGAGAGTTTGGTAACCAGTAGCCGTGTTGTTATTTGCGGTTGTGTTTGCTTGGAGGGCGCTTACTCCGGTGGCTGTGTTGAAGCTCCCCGTAGTGTTTGATAGGAGGGCGTTTAATCCGGTGGCTGTGTTTTGGCCTCCAGTTGTATTGTTTACCATTGCACTCCTACCAACGGCTGTGTTGCTTACTCCAGTTGTATTGCCGACTAGAGCGCTATGGCCAACCGCGGTATTTGCTTGCCCGGTTGTGTTTGAGCCCAAAGACTGTGAGCCAACTGCTGTATTGTACGAACCCACGGTGTTAACATCTAATGCGTTATTTCCAAAAGCAGTATTACCTACGCCGCTAGAAACTACCGCAAGAGCGGAAATTCCGGCGGCTAAATTAAGAGTGCTTGTAGCTGGATTTGGTCTCAATAACCGATAATCGGCAGCTCCAACTTCAAAGTATGAAGCTTCCAGTAATTTTGACCCGGCGCCTGAATAAACCCATTCACGACCATCAGAAGTCACAACCCAACTACCTTCGTTGATTAACGCTTGTTGCTCCGTAGTCAAATCAGCGATACCGCCAGCGCTTACAATAACATCATTGGTATTCTCAAGCGTTGTTACACGAGTGTCGAGAGAATCAATTTCAGCTTGAATTGTTGCCGGCGGAGGAGTGGTATTAGCCCCGGCTGTTCCGCAATCGCAATCTCGGGCGTAGTTGTCGGGATTAGGAAAACTCATCGCAGTGATTATGCCTGTCTATAATTATGAGTCAAGCAATCCCTACTTAAGAACTTTCCAGTTGTCCCGCCATTTGCAATTGGGTTCCATATAGATGGACTTGGTGCGGGGGAGTTTCTCCCTTGGGATGATAAACATAGCGTCCAAAGTTGTATGCAGAAATATGAACACGTCGCAATCTCCTTTGGTATATAGCCTCTTCTCCATATGCCCAAATCCTGGGCCGCGGATAGCAAAAAACTTTAACTTTCTCCTGCGACAGTCTTCACTTCCACCTGTGGTTTTAACTTGGACGCGTACCATCTTCCCCCTCCAGTCGGTAACCAAGTCGTATCCATCGTCGTAAATGGGTAGGCTTACAAGAAAGCCTTGTTCCATCAATTTGGTGGAAACTTTCTGTACACCTATTGCTCCTAATCTAATGTTGTTACTCATAACCAGCTCCTTGCGAGTATTGTACCAAGGGGTCGACGCTTGCGATAGACCCCATCCCCATCTCTACTGCCATCGTCGTTCGTATTGCCCTCTATCGTTACAGCCCACTTCCCTTCGACTTTTTCGATGATACCCGTATGAGCCACGCGTTTAAGACTTTGAAAATAAATCCCAAAGGCATCGGCTCGATCTGGCTTCTTTCCGCGACCTCTGTCCCATGTAGGACTTTTAACGAAATCTGGGCTCCAAGCAGATCTCGGGTACGGGTTCTCTTTCTTGCCGAACGCTTCATCGCCTATGTATACCACCCAAGCCGCGCACCAGGGAGCCCTTGATCCTTCTAGCCCTACCGAGGCTAGGATTTTGTCCACCAAGGGCCCGGAGTTTCGACCGACCTCTCGCCATCCAATGGTTCCTCGAGCCACCTGAATAACTTCATTAGATCGTCTGTCTCTCTCCTCTGAGTTTCCCTGAGCAGTTCCCTCTCCGGAACCCAGCAAAGATAAAGATGCCAAAGCCAACGCATAAATTATCCGCATAACAAGGCAAAAGCCAGGACGAGCCCGAGGAACACGGCAATCAAAAGGGTCGCCCGAGTCTGCCCGCCTAACTCCCGCCAATCGTCTCCCAAGGTATTGTTATCTATGTAGTCATCAAGAAATTTAAACTCTAAATTGATTATTAGCCAAGCTAATGACACCGCAAAGAAAAGCTTAACTGCCGAAAAGAGCACGACATGAAGGGCGCCAAGGTCTACCACACCCGCTCCGGGGTCAACGGCCCGCAGGATAGGCCCTAGACCCAAGAACAAGGCCAGGGCGCACGATAGGGCGCCCAATCCCTGGACGTTATCCTTTAGCCACTTTTTCACTTAAAAGAGTTTAAGAATAGGAAACAGATTACGCAAGGCCAAAAATGCGGGTAAAAGAAGCATACCGCCGATACCAATCAAGCGCCACTTCCACAGCATGCCAACCGCTTTGCTGTACTTGGCCTCAAGATATTCAAGTCTCTCAGCCATCTCCGAACGTTCTTTAAAGTTCTTATCGACCTGAGACTGAAGCTTTAGGATTTGGTCTTTGGTATTGTCCAGCTCATCAGCCACGGGTTTACAGGCAGGGATAGAACGAGCTATGGCTTGAGCCTTTAAAACTGAATCGGTCGTGGCCTGAAGGGTGAGTGAACCTGAAGAAGAATATTTAGTAGAAGCGCAACCGAATAAAAAAACACTAAACAAACAAATTACAATGCTACGAATCATTATCCAGCTTTATAAGCGATCACTTTACTATTTGTAGCTAAAGTAAATCCCGTAAAAGGACCATAAATAATTGTACCTGCCGTTAAAGCTACAGTTGTACCAAGAGCTCCTACTGTAGAATTTAAAGCAGATAAATCAGTAAATGTGCTAGTGCCGGAAGCAATAACTTGAATCCATGCGAAATTTCCAGAAACTGCGGCGGTGGAATCTGCATAAACAAATCCTCGTTGTCCGAGGGATACAAGACCAAAATCTGTTGGAGTTACGCTTGTCGTTAGATTTTCGTCAAAAAAAGTTGGCATAAAGTTATCCTTTAGCTGTACAATTCGCCCTCTACAATAAGTGTTGCTAGCATAACGGTTTGGGTTCCGCCAACCCTAGCTGGGTTGACTACTGTGAAGTTAACTGTGTCGGTTGATATTTTTCTGGCGGTATTCCCACCACCAAAACTACCGCCAGCCATAATTACGTCACCAACCGCATGAGCTCGAGTAGCGGACAACGCCAAAACGTTACATGTCTTGATGCCCGACCCGTTTTGAATTTCAAATTCTGGGGCCGTAGTAAATGCTACACTCTGGTCGGTGCTTGTAATGATTAGCTTCGTGGAAGTTGCTGTGAAAGAAAATCCAGACGGAATAGTGTACAGAAGAGTGTTTGCGCCAACCGCAGCTAAAAGGTTTACCCCGTCAACTCTAATCATTACTTTTGAGGGAGTGGTCAAAATATTATTTGTGACGCCGGCAACCGCGCCAATGTCTGATGGCTTTAAATTGCTTAGAATCTGAGTGCTAAAAATAGAATTGACTTGAGCGGCCAAAACGCGGTCAACGGTTGCTACAGCAGAGGCAAAGAAAGGGTTGCGAATTGAATCCATAAAGTACTCCTATTGTGTGGTCTTATTTTTATTTGTCAACTATGCTTGCCAAAAATCTTTGACCAAAAGAATTCGGCAAACGTGGAAATCATAAATGTCATTACTGCCACGACTCCATAACCCATGTGGATATGCTTCTCAACTTTACCGATCCGCTGGTCGTGTTTATCTCGGTCTTCAAGCAAGGAATCGAGCTTTTCGTCCATGCGGGCGGTACGCTCAAGGAGGGTAACTAGATGGTCATTTTCCATGACTAAAAATCCTATCTAGGGTTGGGTATAGCCGTGATTTCATCTTATTGGCAGTATAGCTCTCAACACCCAGCAAGGGCAAGAATAACTCGAAACACATTTCGAACGATTCCCGCTCATAACAGGCTTTCGGCCTGGCTGGTTTCTTGCCGGCGTCAAGATCCTGGAGATCATTCCAGGCTTGTTTGACAACCGCCAAGATGAGCTTGTCCACGGCTTTACGCCATTTCGTTCGACGACATTCCTTTTTCAACGGCTTGAACCATGCTCATGTCTTCTTCTGCCGTTTCGGCTTCAGCTTCGTCCTCAGCTTTTTCGCCGGGAGCAACTGCTGCGCCTTCAACTGCTGTGAGATACATGGTGGGTCCTTTAAAATAACCGCTGGCCATGAAGTCGAATGCATCGCCTTCAGCAACACCTTCCGGAGGTGTAAAGCCTTTGGGTATGGGGAAATCGATATTATCCATAAGAGTTGTCTTTCTTGAAAGGGTATGGTCCACCGGGGGATAAAAACCCCGGTGGACCAATTGATTATTTAGTTAGTCGCGTTCAGATTTTGCAGCAAGCTCAAAATAGTGTTCAGCTTTGTTGCCAAAGTCTGAAAATTATTATTGATTGTTGTCTGCGTTGGGGTAGCGGTAACATCAACAAGCGTCGATGTTGCGCTAGCCGTTCCTGAAGCAGCCGTCAGTGTGCTGAGAGTGGAGGCAGCTCCACCCGAACCAGTTACAACGGTTGCTACGGTACTTCCTGAAGTGCCCCATTCGGGTCCGTTATTCAACACACCACGAACTTGGGCCGCCAGGACGTTATCCTGAGTGCGCGTTTGAAGAGGGGAGCTCATTTTTTAGAGTTCTCCTTTCTTCAATTAGCTAACGTAGTCAAGGCTGATAGCAGGCCGTGTGTGCAGGATGACATAGCCATACTGCGGGAACACGGGCCGAGCACCGCTGGCCATCACCCCGCGGAAATATCCGACATTTCCGTCCGGGTTGAACGCCCGATCAAGGATGTTGACCCACTTGAACTCACCGCGGTAATTCTGAGCGTTGAAGCCCATCTTGTTACCAACGGCGATCGGGCTGGGAACCACGGAACGCATAACATCTTGGTGGAAGATGTAGCTGATTTCGTAGCTAGCCGTCTCGTATGCTGGGTTAATGTTGTAAGCCGTACCCTTGGTCGTGGTCTCCCTGCGGAAGGGGAACACGCGGATGAGCTTATCGTTAGTCGTATCATACACGCTGAAGCGGGGAGGATACGGGTCGATGGAGTGGTAGAAACCACCGTAAGAACGCTCGATGCCGAGAGGCGTGAGCAATTCATTCGGTTTGGCATACCGGTAATCCTGGCGAATGTCGGCATTCAACCGGATCAGGTTTTCGCTGGTTTCGGCACCGCAGATGAGCATGAACACAGGGGCTCCGTTTTCACGGCCCATGGCTTGCGTACCCGCGCCGTCGCGGATCAGCTTCATGTACAACCGTTTCAGGATACCTTGTGTCAGCTGGCTCTGAGGCAGAGCATTAGCGGCAAACGCGCCGGAGGCGGCGGTTCCAGTTCCGGCCGTAACCGCACTGTAAACACCAACCAAGTCAGTCACGCTGATGCTGAAAGCATTCGACCCAGTCGAGTTGACGGGAAGAATACCAATCGTGGAAGCGCTGGGGATAACGAGGTTACCTTCAGCTGCGACCTGCTCAGTGTACAACTGCCGATAGCGGTCCTGCCAAACCAAGGAGGTCGACTCAGAGAGGACATCCATGATGTTGGAGAGCTGTTCTTTGCGTTTAACGGCAAAGCGCAAATCTTCCAAGGCGATATCGGGGGAATCAACCGAGGCCCACTTCAAGCTGTACTGACGGAGCTTTTGTCCGAAAGTAACGCCAGTGAGGGGGATGGGGAGTGCGTTTCCAGCCGTCGACGAGGGTGAGCTCGAGGACACGGGAGGAGTAGTTCCGCCCGAGATGGTCTGGGTGTAAGGATTGAACCCGGTGTAGGTCTGATCAATCGGATTCGATCCGAGGTTACGCCATCCGAATCCCGCGTCTCCGGTGATATCACCAGCGGTATAACCGTTGGCGGTAGCGGCAGCAATGCTGCTGGAGGGGTAGAAACGTTCGAACGTGACCGAACTGATCACATCGCCCATCTCCTCGGGGAATTGTTCCTGTTTAGTTAGTTTGAGCCAGGCGGAAGTATCAACGGTCCGGCGATAAATCTCCGGTCCGATACGCCCAGCTTCTTTAACGAGCAACTGCTCGATAGAGTAAGTAGTAGCCATAGTAGTAGTATTTTCCTTTCAACCTTCCCCTGCTCGCGCAAAGGGTAGGTTATGATTTATAGTAAGTACGCCAGCCCCTATCGAGGCTATCCGTCCTCACTACGACTCAAAACTTTTCCCTGGCGGCATCCCAGAGCTTTTAATGCCCGAATTCTGCTAGACCGTCTCAATCTTTATAGGTCTTGTTCAGTAAGGGTCTCAATCTTTATACCTGCACTGAACTAGTTAAAAGTATCAACCGGATGGAACGTGTCAATAGCTTTTAACAAATTTATTTCATCCCTCGTTCGAGGGCTTCGACAAAGCTGATATTAGCTGGGAGTTCAACCCCGCCACCCTTCGCTCCACCGGAAGAAGGCATGGTGGATCGAAGTTCTTTAGTCAGTTTCTCAAGTTCAGAAATACGGGTCTGAGTCTTGGCCACGTAATCCTGAAATACATTCATAACCACGGGCATAGCCGCAGCATTAAAGGTCAACTTAGCTTTAGCCCTAGGGTCAAGCTCAGTATTCTCAATCTGCATGGCCTGCTGTTGGATGTTGTTTAAGGTGCTATTCCAAGCTTCATTCCCCTCAATAGGGCGTAATAGAGCATTTTCCTTTTGTAGATTTTGCCATTCAGACTCATAAGCAGTTTTAACCTCTGACTCCATTCTTTGCTGGAAAGCAGTTGCTTCCTTCTGCTCTTCGGCTTGAATCATCTGCAACACAGTATTAACATCTTTAGTTAGAATTTCTCGTCTCTCAAAGACCCTTTGAAGTTCTTCTGCTTTGCTTCGAATGGCCAAAGAATCTACTGGGTCAAATGCACTCGTAGCTTCTTTTAATAAGGCGCGACGTTTTGCTGGGTCTGGCTCAACCATTGCGGCATAGATATTCCGGGGATCAACTCCCTCATAAAGCTTGCTGATATCGGAAACTTCTTGCTGAATGCTGTTTAAAGGTTCAGTAACGGCTTGTTTATATTCCCTAGTGGACTCCAATCGGGAGAACTTCAATTCATTCTCATACTCATCGCGCTCCTGCTTGAGCGTATTCAACTGATTCTGCAAATCAATCTGCTCAACAGAATTAGTTGGGGCTTCGGATACTTTGCCTTCAAGCTCTTTCAGCTTTGTACGGGCTTCGCGCAAATCTTTGGTCAAACGGGCCCAAGCAGTTTGAGCTTCGGGCTTAAGATTCTCGGGTGCTTTAACATCCAAGTCATCGGAAACAGCTTCTGTCTTCGTGATTTCTTCTTGTCCAGTCATCCGCTTAGTCAGAATATCGAGGGGATTGGTGGAAGTAGACGCATCAGTCTTAGCCACTTCAACGGGTTTTGTGGTTTCGGCTGGGGCCGTCACAGCCGTTGCGACAGGGGCTTCAGCCGAGGGAGCTTTATTTAGGGCTTCAAATCCAGCATCAAATGCGTCGGCAAAACTAAGATTTTCCGATCCTGTTGCTGTAGATGTGGGTTCTGCGGTTGCTGTTTCACTCATAGTTTATTTTCCTTATTATTGGTTTGTTGTGTCTATTTTGGTTTCCCAAGGTTCCGGAAGATTAGTTGGTTCTCCGGCTTCTTCTGACAAGGTTGAAAGTACGCGAATTGCCTCGAAGTAACCTTCTCTTCGTGCGTTTAAAGTTGCATTCCAATCAATGAAATCAACATTCGGTGGAGGAAGAGTTGCTGATGGGGCACCAAGGTTCAATAAAACTCGTACCAGAGATTCACCGGCTTCTGATTTGCGGAAAGCTCTCCAAGCGTTCTTAAGATCGGTTCGTTTATTCCAATCGTTTAACGTCATGCTTTTTGTGCGTTGGGTGTACTCATCGCAGCACGAAGGTTAGCTGCGGCTTGTGCGTCTTGTAAAGCTAATTTTTGTTTTAATTCCGCTTCTTTAAAGCGCGCATCAAGCTGTGCTCTCTCCTGCTTAAGTTGCATGTCGAGTTGATGCTCTTGCATTTTCATCTGCATTTGAGGCGAGATGCCCTGCACTTGACCTTGTTCTAAAGCGGCTTGCTGTTGTTGTTCGTTGGCCGCTCGGATATCCTGCTCGACATCCCTTTGTAAATTCACAACGGCTTCGCGTAAAAGATTCATAGCAAGTTTAGCTTGGCCGATTTCCTGTTGCTTTGTCTTGTCGTCAACAATCCTAAGAAGGTGTTCGTTCGAGTGCTCGTATACCATAGTGAGAAACATCATGGTCGCTTGCTTATCTTGAATCTGGTTGTTTTGAACAGCCTGAACAATTGGCTGAGTTTCTTTTAAATGGACAGCCAAATGGATCGCATGATTTTCGTTAGGCATTACCGTCACTTGTCTGCCGGCTTGCATCGAACCATTTTCAAGTTCTGCAATCTTGGCGTCAGCCGGGATGCGATTCTTGACATTAGGATTTGGTAAATATCGATCGACCTGATCATAACCAACACGAGCGGCTACTCGATCGCGAATTGCATTGACCTGACCGAGTTCGTCAAATCTAGGTAGCATCTGCATGAACTCGTTGAAGGCCGACAAGCGAGCTGCTGGAGATCCAAGTCCAACTGCCCTTACGGCGTCAACATCATAAACAGCTTTAACTGCCTCCCACGGAACGCCACGCTCTTCCAGTCTGGTGCGGAATTTTATAGCTCCCTCAGATCCCTCTTCTCCAGGAACCCATGTATCGCGTTGTAGCCTTCTGAATTGTTCGCGTAGCAAACGTCCCCAAGGAACGTAGAACAAATTCATGGAGTTGGTGGTTAGTATCGCCTCGTTCGCAACTTGTGCTTCTACTTCCGTAGCCGTGCGTGGATTGCCGGTAGGCGCATTCATTTGGGTTCGGTAAGAGCCAGTATTGCTCTGACGAACCATCGCCATCTCGTTTACAATCGGCTGCACATTCGCGGCCAAATTTGGATACTGAGTTTGAACAACATTCAATCCTGGAGGTAGAAAGGATAATGGTCCAGAATAAGCCATCGTCATCTTGGACACATCTTCTGCGCTCTGCGGTTGCAAGAGGACTGAGGTCTGCAACATGGCTCCATCCGCCATGGCGCAACGCAAACGATTAGTCATCTGAATATGCGGGAAAATCTTATACCCTAAACCACGAATCGAATAATAAAGACCATTACCAATGCCATAAGTAAAGATATGGAAAGCCTCTGAAGCAGTCTTAAATCTATGGAGTTTTTTAAACAAGAAATCGCCAGAGCCGTCACGAAGTCCAATGGCGTGAGAATAAGTTCCATCAAATTCTCTTACGTAATAGTGAATGACGTGAATTTCTTTTGCTCGAACGTAAGAAAAATAAAGATCATTCGACTTTAACTGTCTTTGCAATTCTTCCCAGTTAAGACCGTCGCTAGGATAAGTTGAAGTGGCATTGCGGATCGCCTCTCTTACTGCGTCTACATTCCAACCTGCTTCTTCTGCAACCTTTGGATTCTCAATATATTGATAAAGTTCGTGGACCAAGAAAATTCTTCGAACAGCAGCAAACTCCACTTTATCTTCTGTGGCGGGAGTTCCGCGGGGCATGAAGAAATCTCCAATTGGGCATACAGTCCACTGCCAATTTCGTTCGTCTTCAAAATAAGCAACACCAAGACCTTGAGATACAAAGTAATAGGAAAGTAACTGTTGTTTAAAATAAAAGCTGGACCAATCTTTTGTGAGGAGACGTGTGAACTCTTCTGCAATTATAGACGCGTATTCTTCACGCTGGCTTTCATCGCCAAATCTCGTTTTAACATTAATCAACCGATCAACAGAAGTAATCAAATCATTGTAGGACGTAAGGGCTTTTTCCAAATCTGCCCCGGCTTCACCGAAGTTTAAATTAGCTCTATAGCTTTGACCGAGTCTACGCAAGGCAACGGGATCGTAAGGGGCGGCTCCGTCAAACATGTCCATAATACGGGCACGGTCGCGAGCTCCCTGCTCGTCTGCCATGTATAGGGATTGATAGATTGAAAAAAGCCCGTTCTGGTCGGTGATCCTAGTTTTTGGTGCTTTTCCGGTTGGTGATAGCGTTTTTAGATAATCATCAGGAACGGAATTTGTATTGTATTGAGGTTCCACAAGTCCAACTAGTATGGGGGAAGCCAATATTCCTGTCAATCATCCTTTTTAGGAATTCAGGAAGGAGGATTCAGATACAACCGAGTCTAGTTTCTTAGCTTGCGTCTGCCATGAAGACCTAAGTTTACCCCCAACTAGAGAGCCAGCTGAGATACCAAGCTTTTGTCTGGCTAGGTCTAGGCCAAGGAAAAACGCATCTGCTAAATCGGGTGACTTACCTAAACGCAATTTGTAGTCTCTTTTGGGTTCAACTGTTACTTTGCCCCCCGCGGTAGTATTGTATTTCCTGCCCGTCATTTCTTTTGCAAGATCTGGCACAATCCCCCTCAACTGCCCCGATCTCATATACTCTACGCCAGAAAACCATAGTTCCGTAACTCGATTGGTATACTTATCTAAACCGCGAATAGGGTTGGTTACGCTTACGGGAAGTATCGAGGCTTTCTCACCAAATTTGATTCGCAAGATTCGATTCGACCATATCTCAGATAAAATGTCACAGAAGGGATCTCCTGCCCCGGTGGCGTCGATGGCCAATCTTTCGGGGGGCACGCCGGACTCTTGGCAGACTCGCATAACTTCTTTAGCAATCTGGAAGTTACGAGGCTCTGCTTTAGTTACGTCTTCACGAAGATTGTGGAATTTGTGTAGTGCAACCGCCGGCCCAGACTCTTCGGTTTGACCGTACTTAAGAATAGCCAATACGGATCTGTCTCCTCCATTTGTAAACGCAGGATCAAATCCGGCCAGGTAAAGAGGGGGCTGAGACCATCTTGGCTCTTTAGTTACATCATATTTCCTAAAGTCTGCTTCTGAATATATACCTTCCTCTGCTCCAACGGGGGCTGGGAAGCTACGTATGAACCTCCAGAAAGAAAGAGAGTTCTCGCCTTCGTTATCGATTGCGTACTTAACTTGCTTGGAGGTCAACAAAAAAGGCCATTTGTCGTCGTGCTCAATATTCGGCGTCTTTAATCCGTCAAGGTGAATACACTTTCCCGTCTTTGTTTCCCATTCTTCTGCGTCGACTGTAATTGAATTCCACCCGTCTTTCGGCGTGGAGAATACTCCAAACGGATCGTATTGGGAGTTGAAGTTCCCTAAGGCAACGCATTGGAACTGGGGATTTGCATTAAGATTGGAAATGGCTTCAAACACGGAATTAGTTACGTCCGTCGCTTCGTCGATAATTAGAAATACTCTTTTGTTTTTCAACCCAATTAGTTTTGCCGTGGCTTCCTTTTCTTTGTCTGGGCTCGAAGGAACTAGGGTGATGGAGGAACGATCTGATGCTTCGCCCGATTCGGACGCGTCCAGAACAATCTTTCCCATCGAGTCAACTAACTTGCCCGGCAATCCTGGAACTTGCATATACCGTTCACGAATTGATCCCCACAAACGTTTACGGGCTTCTCGAACGCTGGTCGTGGTCACAAGAACAAGGGTTTCGTGTGGAGCACATAGCCAATTTACAAGACCCCACATTGCCATAGTAGAAGTCTTGGCCGAGGACTTCGGGCCGGAAATAGCTAAATAGTTTTCTTCGCAAGCTCGCTCAATCATCCAATCGGCCCAAGGATGCCAATGAAAACCATTCTTGTTTTTTGTCTTGTGATAAGGCCAAAGAAGATTCACTACATTCTTAAAGTGCTGGGCTTTGCCCAAACCTCCATCCTCAGGCTTCAATCCCATTTTGAAAGCCAACAATTCGATGTCGAGGTCTCCGGCTCCATCTGGCCAGGACTTTCCATATTTTTCTATAGGCAAGGGACTACTCTGCATAATCACTTGACAGTTGTCAATTTGAGTTCACTCTACCCAGCACGATGAACATACCCCTAAAAAATGAACAGTTGTACAAAAGGCAAAGTCGGAGAGCGTGAGTGGCGCGACGTCCTCAAGGCGAAGGGCTTCGAAGCGCGCCGTGGTCGGCAGTTTTCCGGCAGTCCGGAATCGCCCGACGTTGTCAGCAACCTCCCATTTCACTTTGAAGTCAAGCGGGTTGAGGCCCTCAACATTAACAAAGCTATGGAACAGGCCAAACGAGACAGTGGCAAGAGTGTGCCAGTGGTGGCCCATAGAAAAAACAAGTGCGCGTGGCTTGTTACGATGGCTGCGGAAGATTGGCTTGAACTAGTTCGTGAAAAGCATTCAGACGCTTGTTCAACTCCGCCCGTGGCAGGAGAAATCAAAAAGTATTATACTTCAGGCAATTCAGAACCACTCGATCGCGCTGGATTGCTCTGATACTGGAACGGGAAAAACTGTTACGGCTTGTGCTGTAGCAAAAGAACTTGGCTTTGAATTTGCCGTAATAGCCCCCAAGATTGTACTTCCAGCTTGGAAAAGTTGGTGTAGCACTTTCGGGCTACAGCCAAAATTTGTGCTTAACTATGAAAAGCTACGGACGGGTAATACAGAATTCATAACTAAACTGGCGAGCAAGCAGTGGAATTGGAAACATAAGGGAAAAGATTTCCTTTATATATTTGACGAGGTCCATCGTTGCAAGAGTTACAAATCTCAAAACGGAGCAATGCTCGAGGCCGCGGCTGGATCGAACGTTCTCATGCTGTCTGCTACCGCCGCGGGAAGTCCTATGGATATGCGCTTTACTGGGCGACTTCTTGGGCTTCACAACGGAGTGGATTACTTTAGATGGCTCCACAAAAACGGTGTGGTCAAGGCTCCGTGGGGTGGCATGATATTTCGTGGCGGGAAGCGTGTGCTAACCGATATCCACTCTAAGATATTTCCAGCTAAAGGCGTTCGTATTCGGATCAGTGAACTTGGGGATGCGTTTCCGAGTAACCAGGTAAACGCCGAGGTGCTGGACATCTCTCCAAAGATTGGTGAGTTATACCAGAAAGTTGAAGAGGAAATTTTGGAATTAAAAGACCGGTCTCGTGCTGACGCAGATCCAGAGAATCCTCTCACCAAACGTTTGCGCATGAGGCAGGAAATTGAATTGCTTCGAGTTCCTGTAATTACGGAAATGGCAGAGGAGTTTATCGAGGAAGGCAAAAGCGTTGTGTGCTTTGTAAACTTTAGGCAAACACTCGACGCCATTGGGGAAAGAATGAAAAAACACAAACCGGTTTATATTCTTGGCGACCAGACAACCGACCAAAGAGAATCGGCAATTGCTTCTTTCCAAGCAAACAAGTCGCACTTAATCATCTGCCAAATTGCGGCTGGCGGTGTGGGGGTTAGTCTCCATGATCTACACGGAAGGCCAAGAGTTTCTCTGATTAGCCCAACGTACTCTGCTGTTGATCTTAAACAGGCTCTCGGTCGTATTCACCGCACGGGAGCTAAAACTCCCGCGCTACAATACATCCTGTTCGCCGCTAACTCGGTTGAGGAAGAGGTTAGTAAATCAGTAAAAGCAAAACTTCGGAATATTGATTTGCTGAACGACGGCGATTTACTCACTCACAATTAGCACTTGACGATTACGTTTTTGGGGTCACAATCCACGGCACGCTGATGGATACACAACACGCAAGATATAGTCCTAGTACTCTTAAAAGCCGGGAACTGTGCCCAGGCTACGAACCTAAACGGGATGGGGAAGTTCATATAGTCACCCAACGTGGTACCGCTATGCATTATGCATGCGAAGTGTCTGACTTTTCAAAATTAAACGCTGATGAAACTAAGCTGGTTATGAAATGCTTGGATTACATTGAGCGTTTGCGAGCGGAGTTATCTACCGATGCTTGATCTAAAAGAAATTAAACTAGAGGTTTTTGATCAATGGGGTTTTGTAGACCGATTGATGATTCGTGGGGATAAGGCTCATCTTATTGATTACAAATTTGGATTTAACCCAGTTGACGATGCGGAACATAACGCTCAAATGTGGGCATACACTCTAGGTGTTTTTGATAAACACGACTACATCAAAGAAGTTACTGTACACATTTTACAACCTCGTCTAGACCTTATCTTCACTCACACATTTACCCGTGAAGGAGACTACGAAAGAATACACAAACGAATAAAAGGAATCATCGACAAATGCAAAAATCATACAGAAGCCGACTATACCCCTGGGGATCAATGCGTTTATTGCCACAAGCTAGCAGACTGCCCAGCAGTCCACGGAGCCACAATGCAGATTGTTAAAGCTTATGACATGGCACATGACGCTCAGTTGCCGGAACTATTTCAACCAAGCCAGCTATCCACTCCAGAGCGTAGGGCTCAAGCCCAGCGCATTGCAATGGTCATGGAGGCTTGGTGTTCAAGCGTTCGTAAACACAATTTAGAATTTGCTAAAGAGGGTGGTGAAATCCCAGGATATGGATTAAAGGAAATCCAGGGCCGCAGGGAAATTAAAGACTCTCAGAAAGCTTGGGATTTGGTGAAAGGTAAACTTACTCCAGAGGAGTTCAGCTCCGCCTGCGAGATTAAGTTCACAGATTTGGCCGATCTAGTTGCGGCCAAGGCGCCTCGCGGTCAGAAGACCGTGGCGAAAGAACAACTGGAAGATGACCTCATCGCTGCCGAAGCAATGACGCGTGGTGAGCCATCTTATCAACTAAGAAAAAATAAAGAGATAAAAGAGATAAAACAAATAAAATGAAAACATCATTCAGTAAGAAAGATAAAGAAGCCGTAGAGGCAACCGAAGATAAAGCGTTGGCTGTGGCGGAGAGCAAGTCTCCTACCATCACCAACCGTAACGCTGGGGTAGACGGAGAGTTCAAAGCTTCCGACTTCCTTATTCCTAGGATTAACCTTGTGGGTAAGACTGGCAACCTTAGCAATAACTTCCAACCGGGCTCCTTTGTATTCAACAAAGAGATGGTAGTTGGCAGTAAGGACTCCTCAATGGAAGCCATTATCACTCACATCCAAAAGAAGTACATCCAGGAAATCCCTTATGGGACGGATGTAATCCCGAAGATTTTTGCCTCGCAAGCCGAGGTAGAGGCTGCGGGTGGAACTTTGGATATCTCTGAGTCGGACGATGTGGATCGGTATATTCCGTTCCTTGTCTTGACCCTTTTGGTTGCAGAGCCGAAAGATAAGAATCCGATCTTCTCTCTTGAGGGACCGGATAAAAAGAACTACGCGCTGGCGCAGTACAATCTCACCAAGAGTGCGTACCGCGGAGCGGGTCGTCAGTTGCTAACCGACAGTCAAACCGTCCTGCGTGGCGGGTTGACCAAAGGTCGGTATCAAGTCAGCAGCAAGCTAAACACCAACACGATGGGTAGCTGGTTTACACCCACGTTCAAGTTGGCTGGGACAAACAATGACGAGTTCCAGGCTTGGGCTTCCAGCTTGATCTAAGTAGATGAAAAAGGGGAGACGTTCCGGCATGGTGCGACGCGAGAAGCGTCGACAGGTTAGGTGTGTCCTGCCGCGTGAAACACCGGACGTCCTCCGCCAAGTGGTTAAGTTCTTCTCTGAACTACTGGAATCAAAATTTCAAAATGTAACGCAAGTAAAGGGTATATGGATCAAAACGAAATAGTTCCGCCTTCAATTCATGAGGTGGCTTCAGAAGCTTTTACTACGGTCACTAAGATTATGGAGAAAGGTTCTGACAAGAGTTCATTTGGTGAATGGTTCTATAAAGATTCTCGTCGGTATAACTCCGATAGAGCAATTAGCCACATTTGTAGAGCTATGATGCAAATCGATGGTAATAGACAAGATCCGGATTTGGGAGGTGAAACATCTATCGACCACCTGGAACGAGCTTTAGTAAGGACAGCCTTTCTATTGTTTAAATGCAAAAGGGGGAAACTAGAATGATCGATTCATTTTTGTTATGGGTATTTGTTTGGATCAGTAAGCGTTGGTTTAACTCCGTTGTTTTTGGGACAGAACCGGGAACTGATCGGACAAGTTCTATTTCATTTTTTGTGGATAATGAACATGCCGATCAATACATGGAGCTACTAGAAAAAGGAAGAAAGGAAGTAAAGAAGTGATATTTCATTGGGTTTGGAAGAAAACTGGGTTTCCTTATTTGGAATCCCCTGAAACAGAAACAAAAAGTACAACCATGCCAAAAAAGAAAGGTAAGGTGTCAAGTGGAAAATCAAAGCGACCTAGAAAAAGATAGACTTGCTCAAAAAGTTGTTGCAGAATTGGATTACCTTTTAAAGGAAGGATTTTTATGTCTAAAGAACACGAAGGAACCTCGCATTGTTTTAAGCCGGGAGGCGAACATATGAGCCTAGATGCAATCATTGATACAGACACAATGAGTAAACAACCGGAATACATGCAAAGAGAGCTTCATAGGGTGCATCAGTTTTACAAACGTGTAACAGATCTGGCAGAAACAAACCACAAAACCGCCTCTACTCTTGTGGAGGAGAATGGGCGGTTAGAAAATGAGAACGAGGGGCTTAGAGAGTTCTGCCAGGAACTCCTTGGCTCTATGGCAGACCTTGAAGATGAATGCTCGGGGTTCAGACACAAGGTTAGGTCAGCCGTGCTCGAATTACTACCACATCAGAAAGAAGAAAAAAATGATTGAATTAGCTATACAAATTAAAAACGAAATTGGTACGGATAAGATTAGCGTGGAAATGCTTCCCCGTGATGGCGAGGCGAATATCATAGAAAAGGACGTGCTTAATGGTCTTTTTCCACATCTTGTCGAGCTTTTAAATGGACTTCTCGGTGGTGAAGGATTCCGCAAAATGGAGAGAATGGCTCAGGAAGTTCCTCCTCAGGAATCTCGTATTGTCGATAAAAATGGAGCTCCTACATCTATTCCGATGGATGAGGAATATCTCTTAAAGAAAGGTTTGATTGAGCCCGAAGGTGGCGTTCAACCTATCGACAAGAGTTCAGTAACTATCATAAGCTAATGTCTCCTGCCAGTGAAAAACTGGCCGATCAATTCACCGTGATACCTTACCCATTTGTGGGTGAGCATCGCGATGCAATCGAGGCTGAATATGCGATGCTGCTTAATGGTGGGATAAGACCAACTGAAGTAGTTGATCTCATTCTTCATGCCTTGGAGATATTATTAAACAAAAGAAAAAAAGCAGAAGGAACGAACACTTATGATGAAGTCACAACTCAGGTGTCTGATATGCTTGGGCGCCTTGTGGTTTTTGAAGAAATGTTCTCAAATAAAAAACAAAAAAAATAAAAATGAATACATATGCAATTGACTTTGAAACATATTACGACAAGGAGACATCAATCACAACACTTGGGCAGTGGCATTACTTGCGAAGCCCAGCTTCAGATATCTACATGGTTGCCATTCAGGGGCCGGATGTTGACTATGTAGGCTGTCCTAAAAAAGCCCCGTGGGCAAAGATTGATGGCCACAAGTGGGTGGCTCATAACTACAGCTTCGACGGCGCGGTGATCGAGAGGTTGCGGGAACAGGGATGTGTTCAATCCAAGCCTGTAGCTTGGGACTGTACTGCAAACCTCTCGGTAGCCGTGGGTGCTCCACGTAATCTTTTGGGTGCCTCTAGGGAACTGCTCGATCGTCATATCGACAAAGATCCGCGCGACAAAATGCATTCTAAGAAGTGGGGCGATGTAGAAGGAACTGAGTTTGGAAAAGAAGTATTAGAGTATGCTCGCCAAGATGCCAAGGCATGTCTTGGTATCTATGAGAAGTTTTCAGGTGATATGCTTCCAACAGAGTCCGAGCTATCTAGGCATACAATCGAGATGGGATGGCGCGGGATTCAGGTCGACCAGGATGCTGTTTCCGCGGGTATTAAGGCTCTTCAAAAGGTTACTTGGGAGAGTGAGAACGCCTTACCATGGATCGATGAGACGGATGGAGTGGTTCTTTCAACGAAAGCATTCCGCAGGGAATGTGCGAAGGCTGGCATTCCATGGCCTACTTCGTTGGCCGAGAACTCTGAAGAGTGTGCATTGTGGGAGTCCCAGTACGGTGAGCAAGTTCCTTTCGTCGGGATTATGCGGGACTGGCGGAAAGCAAACTCTTTGCTTGCGAAGCTAAAAGTAATGCAGGCACGCATTAGGCCGGACGGTACGATGGGTTACGGATTGAAATACATGGGCGCTCACACTGGCCGTTGGTCTGGTGATTCCAAGTTCAACGTTCAGAATCTTCCTCGAAATGAAATGTTCGGAGTGGACTTGAGAGGTTGTATTGTCCCGCGGCCAGGAAAGAAGTTTGTTATCTGTGACTTGGCTCAGATTGAGCCACGGGTACTTGCTTGGCTGTCTGGCAACGAAGGACTTTTGGACGCGATCAGGAACGGTTATGGCATCTATGAGGCGGCGGCTAAGAACATGAGTTTATGGGATGGCCCGAAAGGGACATTGAAAAAGACTGATGCCCCATTGTATCAGTTGGTAAAGGCGATGGTGCTTGGCCTTGGCTATGGTGCCGGGGCAAAGAAGTTCGCTCTTATTGCCAAGATGCAATACGGGATCGACATGACAGAAACCAAGTCGAATATGATTGTCAATGATTTCCGGACTAGGAATCAACCGATCTTGGATTTATGGCGAAAGCTAGAGGGGGACTTTCAACGGGCAAAGGCAGATAAGCAATTCGAGGTGGGCTTGCCTAGCGGTCGAGTTCTTACCTACCGGAATATTATGTCTCAATGGCCGGACAAGCAGAAGTATGACAAAAGTGGTAAAGCTAGGAAAGCGGCATGGACGGCTAGCGTAGAAAGAGGCGGGCCACAAATCCCATTCTACGGAGGGAAGCTGTGCGAGAACCTTGTCCAGGCTGTAGCTCGTGATGTAATGGGCGCGGCGGTATTGCGTTTGGAAAAAGCCGGTTGCCCTGTTGTAATGCACATTCACGACGAGGCCGTTTGCGAAGTTGACAATTCAGTTCCGGCTGGTGAGATTGAACGTCTCATGAGCGTCTGTCCTGAATGGTTGGATGGGTGTCCAATAGGTGCGGAAGCGACCGATGCAGTGAGGTACAAAAAATGAACCTCTTTCGTATACCTAATTTATCGTCGTCGATTGCCAGTCCATGTACACCTTGGGATGGTAATGTAAACCAGCCACCGAGTCTTGAGCCAGAAGTTGCAAAGCGTTGGGCTGTTCAGAATTCAACTGACGGAATGTTCGTCAGCGGATTCGAAGGTCGTGCCGCGGCCATGCGTGTTACGAGGGATAATCCCCCGGCTAAGATGCATGCGTTCATTGCCGACTATGACTGCGAGCTTACGTCCGAAGAGTTTATATCTGGGGTTGGAGCCAAGGCCAAAGCTGGGTTAAAACCTATGTACGCTCACCGCACTCCGAGCGGAGGTGCGCGGGTCATCTGGATGTTTGAGACTCCAATGCAGATTCCGGTAGGTTTGCTTCCAGCGTTTTTAAAGCGAGTTGCTAAAGAGCTAGGAGCAAAGCGTTTGTTTGCTGGGCTTGATGACAATCATGTTAAGCCCGAACAGTACTACGCTTGGTACTTGCCAATGACCAAAGTAGGAGATGTCCCTTTAAGGACAGAGACTTTGTATAGCTGGTTTGCTTCGACGATTGACGCCGACCATAAGTACCGCGGGGAGGGCCCCGTTGAGATCCCGATGGATCGTGTACGCAATCGCGTACAGGAAATGTACCCCGACAAGTTGCTGGGTAATCTGGAGGTCAACGGCAGAACCAATGCATTCTGGACTGCGACTTCAGACAATCCTACTGCTTGCGTGGTTACTCCTACTGGTATCGTTAGCTTCTCTCAGGACAAGAGCTTCTATAGCTGGGCAGAAATCCTCGGTGCTGGCTGGGTCAAAGAGTTTGAGGAGGATCGTCTAGGCGCACCTCTGGCAAATTATTACTTCGACGGCAAGCGGTACTGGAGGCAGGACGGTCGTGGCATCTGGCGCGATACAGACTCCGAGACTACCCGCAAGGATATTGCTGGTATCTACGGACTGTCTCTTGCTCCAATGCAACGAGGTGGAATGTGTGAAGTCGATCAGACGGTTTTGCGTGTGCGCGAAACACGGCGGGTTGACGATGCCGGTCCAATCCTATTCAGCAAAGAGGAAGTCGTTTACATGGGCGGACGTACCGTTCTCAATATCTCGCGGGTCAAGGTTCTGGAACCCAGGACTGAAGTCTGTGAGAAGTGGGGCGATGGATTCCCTTGGATCGCCAAGTTCCTCGATGGGTTCTTTAATCCGCACGATTCCCTCCAATACTTCTTAGCGTGGCTTCACCACTTCTACGTGTCGGCTAAGTCTGGCAAGCAGTCGCAGGGTCAGGCGATCTTTATTGCCGGTCCGGTAGGTGTCGGTAAGACGCTCATGGGAACTCAGATTGTATCTAGACTCATGGGTGGTGGTTGCGACGCCTCGGGGCATATCTCCGGGGAGAGTGAGTTCAACTCGGAGATGTTCGAGGTGGGCGTGCTTAACGTCGATGATACTATCGCCTCCACTAGCCACGAGAAGCACTTGCTCTTCTCCAATACGGTGAAGAAGTTTGTTGCTAATCGTCGCCACCGGTACCGAGCCATGTGGAAGAATCCAGCCACTATTGAGTGGTCGGGCAGAGTATTCGTCACTTTGAATGACGATCCCGACTCTATGCGGGCGGTTCCATACACAGACGCGAGTATCTTGGACAAGCTTATGTTGTTTAAGGCATCGTCTAAGGGGATGGACTTCCCTCATTCTCAGGAACTACAGCGTATCCTAGACGGGGAGCTTCCAGCGTTTGCAAGATGGTTGACTGACTTTGAGATCCCGGAGGAGCTTAAGTGCTCAAATCGGTTTCAGGTTAAGTGCTATCACCACGCCGATATCCTTGAGGATACCAGGACTACCCATCCTAACCATGCCTTCTCGGAGTTGCTGGATGAATTTCTCATCGGATTCAACCAAGCTAATCCAAAGGAAAGGACATGGAAAGGTTCAGCTACCCAGCTACTTAATCAGATGCTAAATGACCAGAGTCTTACCAATCTTACTCGCCATTATGCCTCCACACCGGAGAAAATGGGGCAGAGATTAGCCAAATTGATGACGACAAAGGGCATTGAGCGTGTGACGATCCAGGGCAAGGTACTCTGGAAGATCCCGGTTGACGAGGCGGCTCCGGCTGTTTAAGCTGGTTCCACGCTCGAAACACTGCTTATGAGAAATATAGCCATAGCCCTAGCTATGCTGTTTTCAATACCTACGTTGGCCTCCAATGTATTAATTGAAACGCAGCCTAAAAAGCCTGCCAAGAAAATCAAGGTAAGGCTCACAGCCTATTGGTGTGGTCAAGACCCGGATACCTCAAGGTTCAAATCCTCGACTGGGTATACCCTAAAGTCTGGCAGGACATGTGCGGTTGACCCAAGGATCATACCGTATGGCAGTACCGTGATCATCGATGGGAAGGAGTTTAAGGCAATCGATACTGGTACGGCAGTTGTTGCCAAGAAGGCGTCGCACGGTAAACTCCCAGTTGTGGATCTTTTCTATAAAACAGAACGTCAGGCTATGGTTGCGCTAGGCAATATGCCAATGCATCCATGGGTGGAGATTCGATAGTGGCGAAATTAAGATTAGGGCCATGTGGCGAATATCGAGAGAACGGATTAACAAAACCAATACTTACGGGTGTAGCGGTAGAGAAGGCGCCTGGGACAGTATTTATTTCTATTCAAAATGGCAGTGGGACGGCCACATATGATCTAGATCCAGAGTATAACGGAGTAACCGCGTATGCTTTTGGAACAGTGGAAACATTGGATCCGGGGTTTGATTGGATAAGAGTTACTGTGGACGATGAGCAGATTCTTTACTTGCAATCAACAAAAGATGGGGATTGTTCATATGAGAGTAAATCTGGAACTGGATCATGGGATAAAGGAAATAAATGCAAGCCATGCCCCATTAAAATACTCATTGAAGCCGCGCCGGGAGATAATATTTGTAACGATGGAGTTGAATGGACTGTTAATATAACTGCGGTCAAATAAAATTATTATGAATGTTACTCAGGAGTGGTTAAATAAGTTTGGACAAGAGCACGGTATAGAAGCGCTTGCTGTGTTAACGCAAGATTCTTTTATTGATAGGAGGGGATTTGTTATAATAAAAAATGAAAATATCCAAAAAGCTATACAAAATAAAGCACAAGGTAAAACACAGAATGAAAACCCTGTGAATAAATTTGCCAGATCAATGGTTACATGGGCTGGGTCTGGGTTCAAAAAAGTCCAGCAACATGTCTATGAGAAGCGTCTTGCCATCTGCCGTAAGTGTCAGTTCTGGCAGGAGAACGGAAATATGGGTATGGGAAAGTGCTTGAAATGCGGATGCGGAAAGGGTAAACATTGGTTGCCGCACGAGCAATGTCCAATTGGTCTGTGGGGCAAGGAGAATACATGAAAAAACAAAAAAGCATTTTATCGGCAAAGCGGGTTCCATTGTCCCCAGAGATTGGGAAACTCCCCGCTATTAAGATTGTGGCGGAACGCAAGGTTGACTATGTAGAATTAGACCTTGACGTGGAGGATAAAGCGATGGCAGTATTGGCGGAAGCTGGATGGGAAGCCATTCAGAAAGACAAGGAAGCTCTAGTGAATTACGCGATCACAAAAGCCTTAATGGACCTTGTCAAAAACGAGAAAGAAAAAAATGCAAGACACATTGCTTAAGACGTTTCTCGGAGCAGTAGCCGCGTTGCTCGGAGGTGCCATATGTATATTTATAGCCGTAGTTTGGTTTCGGTGTTGGGAATATTCTCGTTCGTTCTTTTGTCGGTTGCGGAAGCCCAAGAGAAACAAATCCTACCGTCGGTAGTCCGGATTCAGGTAGTAACGACAAGCGGAACAATCCGCGGGACAGGGTTTGCCGTAGAAGGTGGTGTTGTGACGGCAGCCCACGTAGTCGATAAATCAAACCAGGTGAGCGTCTTGTGTGACGATGGAGACGATACAGTTGTATTTGACGGGGACGTAATTCGTAAAGATACGCTTTTGGATTTGGCGTTCATCCGGGTTAAGAATGATTTTGAAAAGACAATCAATCTACCAGCAGTAAAGTTTGCCACAGCTTTTCCTGTAAAACCGGGAATGCCTGTTTACGCCATCGGCAACTCTTTGGGATTTACCCGTACAATCTCCGCGGGGATTGTGTCGGCCTCGGGCAAGAAGTCGGGTGAGCGTTTCCTATATTCCGACGTTCTGGTACGTAAGGGTAATTCTGGAGGACCGCTAATCAATTTTAATGGAGAGGTTATTGGCATGACGTTGGGAACGATCGACACTTCGCTGGCGGGCGAGTCTAGGACAAAGGACACGGCGCCAGAGTTTGCGTACTGCATCTCGGCGGCAGACATAGTGGAGTTTCTTGAGGCGGATAAAACCAACCAGAAGTATGACGGATTCTTGGGCGTAATTGGAAAGCCAGTAACGACGGGGTATAACCAGCCGGGTTGTGATCAAGGGCTACAGATCACCCGCACAGTGCGTCCTTGTGGCCTAGAGCAGGGTGATATCGTATTCATGCTGGCAGACACACCTATCACATCCCAGCGTGATATGATCAGGGTTATCCGCTCGTTGCCACCAGGCACGTTTGCCAAGGCCGATATTATAAGGAACGGGCAATTCAAAACGGTGGAAGTATCGATTGTAAAGAACAATGACCTTTGATACCCGCACAGACTTGGTTAGGAACCTGGTTAGATCGGGTGGAGTGATCGCGGAGGTCGGAGTCCTCAACGGAGAGTTTTCAAAGGAACTAATCGAGATCCTCAATCCTTCCAGGAT